GGCAAGCAGTGGCCGGCCGGGTTCTACCTGGTGCGCCGAGGTCACTTCCACCCGCTTGAGCAGCCGGTCCCTATGACCGGCTTCCGCGGCTTCCGATACTGCGAGGACTTCAGCCAATCATGAGCACAGGTCACGACACACCATCCCCGATCGCGTTCCGCGGCAGGGAGACCGTCCACTGTCACCTGGTGGCGGACACGATCGAGGAGCTCCACGAAGCCGCGGCTCAGATCGGACTGGCCCGCAGTTGGTATCAGCCCAACTCCTACCCTCACTATGATGTGATGTCGCAGCGCCTGGTGAGGAAGGCATGCCGGCTGGTGCCCGAGGTCGGCCGGCGGGAGCTATTGGAGATGGCGAAGAGATGTGCTTCAGCCGTTGAGTGAGACACGAAGGGGCGCAGAAAGGACCGACAATGAGACCAGAGACGTTTGAGGACTCTGTAAACGAGCAGGCCGCCGACATGGTGGCAGAGCTCAAGGCGCACGAAGAGGAGAAGGGCGGCCCGGGCAGCTGGTTCGGCCCGGATCAGCGGGAATGGTGCAAGGCGGCCGACGCCCAGCTGATGCTGCTTCGTGGTGCTATCCACGACGGGAAGGACCCGGCCGAGATCAGGAAGCGGGCGGCGCATGTCTGCAACTTCGCCATGATGGCGAGCCAGGTCGCACGGGAGAAACTACTGTAGAGACCAACCCAGGGGCGCAGAAAGGCAAGGATCGCAGCAGATGACGACAGCAACGAAGCAGCAGACGAAGCCATTGGAGACGTGGGAGGCGGTGAACGCCGCCCTGCTCCGCATCAAGCAGACCGAGGCGGATGTCGCCCGGCTCCAGGGGCGGCTCGACAAGGGAACAGCGAACCTCCAGCAGCGCTATTCGCCCCAGATCGATCCGCTCCAGGCAGACCTGAAGGAACTCGCCGAGGCTGTCGGCGATTTCGTGTTCGCCCACCGCAAGGAGCTGAGCCAGGAGGGGGAATCCCGCAGTGTCCTGCTGGAGGCCGGCCGGGTCGGGCTCAAGCTATCTCCGGCAAAGCTCAGCATCCCGAAGAAGCTGACGTGGGCGAAGGTCCTGGACGCCATCAAGGAGATGCCAAAGAGCCTTCGTGAGAAGTTCATCCGAACGAAGGAGACTCTGGACAAGGAAGCTCTCATGGCGGCGATCGAGAAGGGCGCCGTCGATGAGGATCAGCGCCGGATCCTCGGCGTGTCGATCACCCAGGACGAAATCGCATACTACGAGCTTGCTTGAGGTTCCGTTCCCGACATGGTACAATCCCTCCAGAAGAATCGAAAGCCGAGGTCACAGGCCGCTCGCGCGGCCCTGACCTCGGCTTTTGGTTTGAATGGGGTGAACGCCATGCCACGCAAAGGCGATGCCGTCAAGCCGGTCGGAACATTCACCACCGAGATCCAGGTGCCGATCTTCCCCCTGGCCTCCCGCTGCTCGATCTGTCGCATCTACCGCACCCACCCCGAGCGCTTCGGCGAGATGACCGAGATGCTCATGATGGGCCACGAGCAGAAGGAAGTGATCGAATTCCTCGGCACGCATGGGATTAGGGTCACCGATAAGGCACTCAGCCGCCACTACCACAATCATTTCCTCGGCCACTATCACGACGCCCTGGAGATCGAGCGGCGGCTCCGGGCGGAACAGGCGGCGATGGATCCGGACACGCCCGCCACGATCGCTTCCGCCCTCGCCCGCAGCCTCGCCATGCGGGCGCTTCAGGCAGTGAACAAGATCAACATGGATGCGCTCGCCGCGAGCGCCGATGCGAAGCTCATCAAGTCGCTCGCCGAGCTCGCCCGCACGATCGCCCAGATCGACGCCCTCGGCGCGGATCGCAAGCTGAAACAGAAGCTGGTCGAACTCCGGGCCGTCGAGCTCGCCCTCAAGCAGGGCCGCGCCGACGTCATCGCCCGCCAGTGGATCATCTCCCAGCTCCGGGATGAGCCAGAGAAGGCGAACAAGATCCTCGCCGAGCTCGACCTCGCACCGCAGCCGATGAAGGCGCTCACGGCCGGCGGTACACCGCAGCCACCGAAGAAGAAGACGACCAAGGCATCGAAGCCCAATGGCAGCAACCAAAGCAGCAGAGCTCAGACAAGCAGTCGCAGAAGCCGCCGGCCGAAGCGCTGACGTCGAGGACCGCCTCACCTTCCTCCAGCGCCACGTCCGCCCGCGTCCGAAGCAGCCCTGGACGCTGAAGGGGCATGAGTACCTCGAGGCCATCGCCCGCGATGAGAGCCGCGTGATCATCATCGAGAAGGCCGCCCAGGTGGGAGCTTCGACCCTGGCGGTCGGCACGCTGATCCACACGGCGATGGGCGGCCTCCACGTCGGCTACTTCCTCGACACCCAGCATCGCATGAGGAGCTTCGTCCAGGGCATCGTCGATCCCATCATCGACAACTCCGACGAGATCACCCGCCTCGTCGCCGAAGAGGAATGGCGCTCGCCCAATCGCCCGAAGCGGCGCGGCGGAGGCAGCGCCGATAACGTCCGGCTCAAGCGCGTCCGCGACGGCAAAGCCTACTTCCTCTCAACACAGGTCATGGCCGAGGTGAAGAGCACGCCGCTGGACATGTTGATGATGGACGAGGTGGCGGAGCTCAACCCGGAGATCGTCGAGTTTGCCCAGGACCGCCTCCTCCATTCGAGCTATAAGCGGGAGTGGTGGTATTCGCAGCCCGGCGTGCCCGAGATGGACATCGACGAGCGCTTCGTCCATTCCGATATGCAGTTCTGGAAGATCCGCTGCCGCCGCTGCCGCACGTGGACGGCGCTCGAGCTGAGCTTCCCCGACGTCCTCGTCCAGATCCGGGGCGAGTGGCGGATCGCCTGCCCCAATTGTCACGCCAAGCTCCACCGGGCGGATGGGGAATGGGTGGCCATGCACCCGGGCCGCGAGGTCTCCGGCTACCACATCTCCCAGCTCTACGGTCCCCACGTCGACGCCGATCTCGTGGCCGGGCAGTGGGACCATGCGCAGACCCGCCCGAACCGGATGGAGCGCTTCCATATCTCGATTCTCGGGCTGCCCTTTGCGGGCGATCGCAAACCCCTCACCGATGTTGTTCTGAACGAGCGCTGCGGCACATGGGGCATCAGCCCGGTGGGCAAGGGAGCGGATCTCCCGCTGGGGATCCCGTTCGCCGGAATCGACGTCGGCGACGTCATCCACCTCGCCATCGCCCGGTATGCGGGCGGCGTGGGCAAGGTCGTGTGGCTCGAAGAAACGCCCGACTGGGGCCTCGTCCAGAAGCGGCTCCGGGATCATAACGTCGCCGCATTCATCATCGACGCCATGCCGGAGAAGACGAAGGCGAAGGAGCTGTGCCGGGCGCTCGGCAACGGCGCCATCATCTACACCGGCGCGCAGCAGCGGACCGTGGGCGAAGAGGATGCCGACACGAAGCCCGTCCGGAAGATCTCCATGAACCGGACCGACCTGCTCGACGAGCTCGTCGCCGGCTTCCTCTCCGGAGAGCTCTACCTGCCCAGGCCGGGACTGCCGCAGACGCAGCGGGTGAGAGAGCACCTCGGCCGGGTGGTGAAGGACCGGAAGTCCGATGGCAGCTTCGAGTATCGCAAGGGCGTCGAAAACCACTTCGCCTTCGCCCTCGCCCACATGCTCGCCGGCGTCAGCGCCCAGGAAGCCCTGGGCCTCGCACCGGCGGGGCACTTCCGGTCTCCGATGCGAGGACAGCCGAGCGAGCATATCGTTGGGGAGAAGTTCTCCCCGAGGGGATGGTAGGCCATGAGCAGACGACGGCGCCGCAAGGCGCAAGGGCAGCAGACACCCCAGCAGGCCGCCACGATCAGCCGCCGCCCCTCCCCAGGGGAGATCGGCGGCACCGGGCTGCGCAGCTCCTATGGGAAGATCCTGGAGGAATACAACCTAGACCTTCGAGGGCCGAAGCTCTACGATGACTATGACAAGATGCTCCGCGGCGACGGGCAGATCCAGGCCGTGGAGCTGGTGTTTACCCTGCCGCCCGAGAGCACCGACTGGCGCGTCGATCCCAACGAAGCCGGCGAGCCCATCGACATCGAGATTGCCGAGGCACTCGCCACCAACCTCTTCGAGGGCATGACGATCACCTGGGCCGACGTCGTCGCGGAGACGATGATGTCGCCGCTGATGGGTGTCAACGCTCTGGAGAAGGTGTGGGAGCCGCGCAACGGGATGGCCTGGCTGCGGAAGCTCGCCCCCCGCCACCCCCGCACTATCATCGACTGGATGCTCGACGCGGAGGGCGGCTCCCAGGGCGTCAAGCAGCGCGTCACCGACCCCACAACCATGATCACCCGGGATGTCGTCATTCCCATCGAGCGGCTCCTGCGGTTCACCTTCCGGGGGCAGGGCGGGAACTTCGAGGGGCGCGGCATCATGCGGGCGATGCGAACCCACTGGTACATCAAGCACGCCCTCTACAACATTGCCAACCAGGGCTTCGAAGGGCTGTACAACCCGGCCGCCTTCGGGCATCTCCCGGCAAACCACAGCGCCAGCGACCGCGAGCAGTATATCGCCGTGCTCCGTCACTTCGGCCGCGGGGTGGTGCTCCCGAGCGGCTATGACGACCCCACCTTCCCCGCCGGCAACCAGCGCCTCCCGAGCATCACCGAATACATCACCTACCATGATACGCTCATGGCGCGGTCGGCGCTCGCCCAGTTCCTCCAGCTCGGCTCCGGCGACAGCGGCTCCTGGGCGCTCAGCGACAGCCACGTCACCCTCTTCCTGATGGCGCTCGAAACGGTCCTCAAGCGGATCGCCGCCGTCTTCGATCGCTTCCTCATCCCGGAGTGGGTCGGCTATAACTACCCGGGCGTCGAGCGATTTCCCACGCTCGGTTGGCGGCCGCTGGCGCACGTCGTCCAGAAGGTGGGCCTGCTCCAGCTTCTCAAAGACCTCGTCGCCGGCAAGCTCATCGACAGGGATGACGACCTGGAGGACATGGCGCGTGACTACCTCGGCCTCCCGCCGAAGACGAAGGCGGACGAGGACGAGGAGCCCGACGACACCGAGGAGACCATCCCCCAGGAGGACGTCGGGGCCAGCCGGCGCCATCGATCGCTGCAAGCGGCCAAGGTCCGCCGGCCGCGGGACAAGGGGAGGCTGGCCCGCGATCGCGCCCGCCTCGTCGCCGCCCAGGACAGCTTCCAGCGGGACATGAAGAAGGTCGTCGACAAGCAGCATGCGGCGCTCATGAAGAAGCTTGAGCCGCTGATCGAGTCCTACCGCAAAGCGCCGGAGATCGAGAAGGGCAAATACTTCCTGAAGATGCGCCAGGTGACGGTGCCCAACGTATCAGAGTACCGGGGACTGCTCCGAGACTGGATGCTCGGACTGTTCAACACCGCCCGGGAGAAATCGGCGAAGGACCTCAGCCTCGACGTCCCCGAGGCAGTATCCAACGCCATGAGAAGCTGGATCACCACCAAGGCCGACGTGATGGCCGACGACCACGCCGGGCAGCTCCGCGCGGCCGTTCTCTATGAGGTGCTGGAGCAGGCGCGGATGGACCTGCCCGTCGCCCGCATCATCCGGAGCGCCGAGCAGGCGGCGCGGGATAAGTCCAGCCTCGTGCTCGACGAGGGCCTGCGGGACGCGGGACGGCAGCTCGTGGCAACGCTCGAAGACATGATCTCCGCGCTGCTTCCGGAGCCCGAACCGACTCCTGCCGAATAACGCCACAGAATCGCCTGAGACGATTCCGGGCGGGTAGATGTAGCCGATGGCGCACAGCGCCCGGCAGAGAGGATGTTCAGAGGTGAACAGAGCACTCTCGATGGACGGTCAGAGGCGCAGCATGGGGTTGACGTTCAGGAGCGTCGCCGGACTCACCGGTCTGAGCACCGGCCAGGTCCATCGTGGCATCACCGATCCGGCCGCCGCCAACGGTCAGCACGTCCGGCAGATCAAACGCGTGCTCACCGACGAAGCCCGGATCCGCCGCAGCTCCGATCCCGCCCTGCTGCGCCATGTCATCGAAGAGGCGGTGCCGTTCCTGCGGAAGAAGCTCCGTGCCTGAAGCCCCCGACATCATCAACAACCTGCTCCGGATGACGGCGAACATCGTCGTCATGCAGCTCGAGAACATCGGCCGGGACGCCGCCATCCCCGCCGATGACTACCCGTACATGGAGATCATCGAGGCGCTGGACGACGCGAGCTGCGACCTCTGCGCGGAGATGGACGGGCAGATCATCGGGCGCGACGACCCCGACTATCCCATCGTCTCCCAGCCCGCCCACATCAACTGCCGGCGGATCCTGGCCGGCGTGGGGAAGGCGGAGGTCGATCCCAACGGCGATCCGCTGGAGCCGGACTACTCGAGGCCGAGCCAGGACCTGATAGACGAGCACGGACACTTCATGCGGTTTCCCGAGAAGTACAAGCCGCTGAAGGTCATTGCCCAGCCCGAGGGAAGAGACTTCGTGGCCCGGCCGTACGTTGACGAAGAGGGCAAGCAGCGGGTGCGGATCGACTGGCGGATCGAGCCGTATGAGTTGGAAGCCGCTTGACTCCCCGCCTCCGGTGTGGTATAAGCTAGCGACGGACGCACGGCGGTCCTTAGGTCCGCCGCCTATAATTGAAGATCTCAGTGGCACCTAGCGCCTCCACACGAGGCGAGGTCCGGTAAACGGCCACCGTCTGCAGCCTTCGGGCTGGGCGGTGGCTTTTCTCTTGGCCCAGGAGATACGAGCGATGCCAGAGACGCCGACGATCGTCAAACCGAATCAGGCCATCCAGTTCTTCATGCCCCTGTCGGCCGCCCGCGCTGCCACCGAGGCAGAGGGCGGCGGCGTCTGGCTCCACATCATGCCGATCGGAAGCTGGAAGGCGCCTTGGCAGTTCATGGGCCTGGACATCTACGAGATCACCCCCGACGCCATCTCCCAGATCGTCCGCAACTTCGACGCCAACGTCCTCGGTATCGAGATCGCCGTCGACGAAAACCATCAGCGAGGTCCCGCCCCCGGCTGGATCAAGGAGCTGCGGGCGGAGGCCGACGGCCTCTGGGCGCGGATCGAGTGGACTGCCCTCGGCGATGACCTCGTCGGAAAGAAGCTCTACGCGTACGGCAGCCCGAGCTGGTATGACGCATCCATCCTCCCCTACCAGGACCCGACCACCGGGGAGAAAGTCCCCTGGGTGCTGGAGGGATATGCCCTCACGAACAAGCCGTTTTTCAGCGAGCTCGCCGCGGTGGCCGAGACCCGGCAGGACGGAATTCTCGTCTGCACCGCAGCCAATTTTGACCACAGAGGAGATCGACCAATGCCGGAACCCACGAAGCCGCCCCAGGGCGACAAGCAGGATCCGCCCGCCCCGCCCGCCGACAGGACCGCCGAGCTGGAGACACAGCTCACCGCCGAGCGAGCAAAGACCGCCCAGCTCGAGGCGCAGCAGGCCACCGCCAAGCGGGAGAAGTCGCTCGCCGACATCACCGCCCGCTTCGCCGCCGTGAGGCAGGGCCAGTCGCAGCTCTCCGAGGCCCATGCCAAGCGCCTCGCCGAGGCCGCGATGGACATCCCCGACGACAAGCGGGATGCGCACGTCACCGCTCAGATCGAGGCAATGGAGAAGGGCATGGTCCCACAGGGAGAGATGGGCGGCGCATCGCCGGCCCACATCGTCAGCGGCGGAATCAGCCCCGCCCTAGTCGCCACCGCCCGCCGACTCGGGCTCGATCCCACCTTCGTCTTCGCCGCCGCCAACCGCGGCCCCGGTGGAGCACTCGACATCGAGGGCGCCCGCGCCGGTGTCGGCCGCATCGCCCCGCTGACCGCCAGCGTCGAGATGCCCAGCCTCTCCTACCAGGAGACGATGATCCTCATCGAGGGCTTCTTCGTCGCCGGCTACGAGAGCATCCAGGCTCTCACGAGCACCTTTGCCAACCGCGTCGTCAAAAATCAGCGCACCATCGACTATCGCGCGCTCGGAGCGCCGCCCCGGATGAGGGAATGGCTCGACGAGATCCAGGGCGCTGTCCTCAACACCAAGACGCCCTTCCCCGTCACAGTGCGCGATTGGGAGGCCACCGTCCAGATCCCGATCAGCGAGCTTCAGGCCGATCTGCTGGGTGAGTATGCGATGGCAATGCAGCAGATGGGCGCCTTCGCCAAGCAGCATCCCGACGAGCTGATCGCGGCCCTGTTCGCCGCCGCCGAGACCACGCTCTGCTATGACGGCCAGTACATGGTCGACACGGACCACTCCGAGGGAGACTCCGGCACGCAGAGCAACTTCCTGACCACCGGCGGAGACAGCGACGACATCGAGGATGTCGCCGTCGATCTCGGCACCGCCATCGCCGCCTTTAACCGCTTCAAGGATGATAAGGGAAAGTACCTCCGCATCGGATCCGGAGCCAACGCCGTCTTCGACGTGGTCTGCCGCCCCGAGGATCTCCCGGTCTTCGATAAGCTGGCCACCGCGGAGCAGGTGTCCGGCACGAGTGGCACCGCCACCAACACCTGGAAGGGCCGCATCCGGCCGATGGCTCTACCCGAGATGACTGCCGCCGACGAGTGGTTCATCCTGTGGACGAACGGGCCGGTGAAGCCCTTCATCGTCCAGTACCAGAATGAGCCGAGCGCGCTGAAGACCCTCGGCCCGGACTCGGAGCATGCGATGAAGACCGGTCGGGCCTGGTTCTCCACCCAGGGGAACTACACCGTCGCCCCCGGCGACTGGCGCTACGTCATCAAGATCCAGAAGTCGTAAGCGAGCTGACCGGCGAGGGGGTCCTTCGGGCCCCCCTCGCCTTCGCTGCATCCGGGGCCTGGCCCCGAGATAACCAGCCGCGCAGGCCTCCCACAGCGGACACCTGGCGCGGGAAAGGAAACCCGAAATGGCCGACGTCTCCGCGAACCGCGACCCGCAGACCAAGGCGGGAGAGGTACAGTCCTACTTGATGGAGGATAACGTCCACATCTACCGAGGCGTGGGCGTCTGCGTCAACTCCGACGGCTACGCCACGCCGATGGGTGATGACTCCGGCAGTGTCTTCGTCGGCGTGGCGCTCGAGGAGATCGATAACACCCTCACCGGCCACTCGCAGGGCGGCAAGCGCGTCCGGGTGCAGATGGCCGGCAACGCCGTCTTCACCAAGTCGACCGCCGCCCAGACCGACCTCGGCCTGCCCGTCTATGCTGGATATGACGGCACGGTCGTCGTCGCCGGGTCGAGCACCAACAAGGTCTTCGTGGGCACGATCATCGAGATCATCAGCTCGAGCCTCGTCCGCGTCCAGCTCAAGCTCGCCCAGAACGTCCCGGACGCGGTGAGCTACTCCTACGGGATGATGTGCATCCCCATCGATCTCGCCACCATCGCCGACGGCGATATCGTGACGGACCTCCCGCTCGACTTCGTGGGCGAGATTGTCTCGGTGAACGCCTTCGCCAAGGTCGTCGCCTCGACCGCCAGCAAGCTCTCCACCCTCCACCTGGAGATCGGAGCGACGCCCGTCACCGGAGGCGCCGTCGCCCTCACCACCGCCGGACTCGACACCCTCGGCAAGGTCGTCGCCGGCTCCGCCGTCAGCGCCGCCAACGCCTTCGCCGCCACGGACACTCTCTCGGTGGTGGCCGCCAGCACGACCACCTTCATCGAAGGCGAGATCGTCCTGGTCATCACCTACCGCTGCCTGCTCCAGGCATAAGAGGATAGCGACCACATGACCAAGGCGGCGACACGAAAAGTCCCGAACGGTCAGCGGAAACGGCTGCCGGCCTCGACCAAGCCGGCCGCCAAACCCGCGGCCAAACCGAAGGCGAAGCCCGAGCCTACTCCCGATCCGAAGCCCTCGGGCCGCGTCATGACAGTCCGCAGCCGGCGCCCATCCTTCCGGCGCGCCGGCCTGCTCTTCACCTCGACCGAGCCGACGATCGTCCGCGAAAGCGAGATCGGCAAGGAGAGATTCGAGAGAATCATCGACGAGCCGCAGCTCCGCTGCGAGTCCGTCGAGAGATAGCGCAGAGGGGCCCGGCCGGTTGCCGTGACCTCGGCTCGACCGGCCGGGCCCATGTAGACAGGAAGGGCGGCAATGGCATACTGCACAGTGGACGACGTCAGCGCACTTATACCGACCCAGAACTGGAGCCCCGGCGTTTCCTCGCAGCCGACCAGCGCTGAGGTAACCGCCGACATCATCCCCCAGGTCGACGCCGAGATAGACGCCCGCCTCGCCACGCTCTACTCGACGCCCATCACCGGCAGCGCATCCCTCGCACTACTCACAGGTATCTCCGCCCGCATGGCTGCTATTCGGATCTGGGGCACCGCCTTCACCCAGTTCACCGGCGACGCCAACTATCCCAAGGACTGGGATGAGGGCGGCCGCAAGCTGCTCGAGGCCATCGTCGCCGGCCGCGCCGAGCTCTCCGATGCGACGGGGATCGGCGAGGGCTCCGCCAGCGATCCCGGAGCCGTGTCGATGACCATGCGGACGATCGAAGCGGATCCGCTCCAGGATGTCGAGATGCGGCAGGCCTTCCCGCCGGGGCAGGTGTTCTGATGCTGCCCGCCACCACCGAAGCCGGCGTCCAGTTCTCCGTCTCCATCATGGGAGAGATGCAGCTTCAGCGCGCGCTCGCCGGCCGCATCCGGGCGACGTCCGACCTCAGCCCCGCCTTCACGAGGATCGCCGACGACTTCGAGGAGACCCAGGAGCGGCGCTTCGACCGCGAGGGCTCCCATGACGGCTCCACCGCCTGGAAGCCGCTCTCACCGGCCTATGCCGCCTGGAAAGCCCAGCACTACCCGGGCACGAAGACCCTCGTCCGCTCCGGCAAGCTCCGCGACGCCCTCGCCGGCGGCCCCGGCTCCGTCCGGGAGATCGCTCCCCTCCGCATGGTCGTCGGCGGCACCGTCCAGGTCGGCAGCTACGATCTCGGCGGCCTCCACTTCACCGGCACGACGCGCGGCATGCCCGCCCGCCGGCCCATCGCGGTCGGCACTCGGCAGCGCCACCGCTGGATGCGGATCCTCGCCGACCACTTCCGCATCGAAGGGAAGTTCAACGACTGATGGCCACATCCACCCAGACAATCGTCGCCACCGTCAAGGCGGAGCTGGCGTCCCACCTCCCGGCGCTCCTCGTCGCCGCCAGCGTGCCGATCCCGCTCAGCTATAAGACGGGCGAGCCGGATCTCACCCCGACCACGCAGGCCCCCGTCATCGCCGTCGACGTGCCGCGATACAGACAGGAGGGCTTCGTCGGCTCCGGCGGCAAGCGCGCCAATGAAATCATCGTCCACATCATCGTCATGGCCTCGGACCCCGAGACCCTCGCCAGCTATCTCTACGCCTACCTCGACCTCGTCACCAAGGTCCTCGAATCCGAGGTGACTATCGGCGCGGCCGGCAAGCTCGCCGTCACCGATGCCGACAGTTCGATGAACCTCAAGGGCGGAAACGCCCTCTACCGCGCCGCCGCCGTCACCGCCGAGCTGCGCCAAACCCGCAACCGAGGAGACTCCTGATGCCCAAAGCCAAAGGCGAGCTCAAAGTTCCCGCCGTCGCCGCCGATCTCGACCGGCTGCTGCGCCACTACAGCGGCGTCCCCGATCGGGCGCTGGGCGTCTGGCTCCGGCCGCTCATCGCCCACGTCGCCCCGCAGCTCCAGGGCGCTCCCATACCCAGCCGCGTCGCCGAGATCGCCCGCCTCGCGGGCGTGCCCATCGCACCGCTCGCACCGGTCGCACCGGACGCTGCACCAGTAAGCCCGGACGGCGACGACCGCCCGGCAGAGGAGATCTGACATGGCCGAAACCGGCTTCGTTCAAGCGTTCAAGTGGGATGAGCAGGGTGCGGAGCCCTCCTACAACTCCGGCGGCCTCGTGGTCGGCGGATCGATGCCCATACCATCCCCCGACAACCTGCGTCTCGGCATCGGCGCTCAGGCCGCCTGGTCGGCCGGGGCCATCATGCCCTCCGTCGCCCCCGAGATAGAGGTCACAGCCGACACGAAGACCCTCATCGGCTACGCCACCCGCGCCAGCTACCCCGCCGGCGCCCTCACATCGATCATGTGTCACGTCGGCACGGCCGCCCATGACTGGCTGTTTGAGACCGCCCTGATTCGCTCCCTGCGACTCTCCGGCAGTCCGGACAGCCCCCTGCGCGCCAGCTTCGACATCGCCGCCCTGGAGCTCACAGAGGCCTCGGCTGGAGCGGAAGAACCAGCGGTTGGCACCCTGCTCGACTGGTATCACGGTGCGGTGACGATCGGCGAATCCCCCTATGATTGCCGGTCCTTCGAGGTCGAGATCAACAACAACGTCCGCCCCAACCCCAACCTCGACGCCAAGGTGGCCGACTCTGCCCGCTTCCCCGGGGGCTTCAGCCTGGGGCCCGAGGAGATCAAGCTCCGCCTGAGCCTCGGCACCTATCTCGCCTATGACATCCTCGCCGACACCCCCGCCCGCAACGTCGCCGCGGTCATCGTCTACACCGATGGCGTCACCACCGTCACCCTCACCTTCACCGACCTCGCCGTCATCGGCGGGATGACGATGCCATTCCAGGCCGGCGGCGATGACGTGCTCTGGGATCTCCAGCTCCAGGGCAAACCCGGCTCCCTGGTGATCACGTAAATGACGGACCTACTGGACCGTCATCGCTTGTAGCTGTAGGGCGGGGACACCGATCCCCGCCAACTGTAGGGCGGGGACACCGATCCCCGCCATTGTAGGGCGGGCGTGCCTACGCCCGCCGCTTAGAAAGGAACTGACATGGCGGCAACCGGCACCATCGAAATCGGCGGCAAAGAACTCCGGTGGGAATCCCCCACCATCGGTGACCTCGAGCACTTCGAGGCCCACATCGGCCCCCTCACCGACCCGAAGGTCATCAACAGCGTGAAGGGGCGCACCTATCTCGCCTTCCTCTGTCTGAAGAAGGCGGGATCGAAGATCTCCCACGGCGAGATCCAGAAGCTCCCCAACGACGACTTCATCGCCCTCTGGAACATGGTGATCGAAGCAGTCCCTTTCCTTCGGCGATTGTATGGTTTCACGGAGATTTCCCCGTCGCCCGAGGAGGAATCGACCTCTCCGGACTCGTCCGGCGATGCGCCCTCACCTTCCGATGGCGACCAAGCCAAACCCGACGAGAGCGAATAGCCGACATTGCTGATCTTCTGAGCGAGGCACATGGCCGAGAAGCTCCAGATCGTCATAGACGCCCAAGATAACGCCAGCGGAGTGCTGAAGGGCATCGCCGGCACGGCTAAGACCGAGTTCGCCGGCATGGCCGGCTCCATCAAGGCCCACGCCGGCGAGATCCGCGCCGCGGGCATGGCGATGACCGGTTTCGGAGTGGCCACTCTCGCCGTCGCCAAGGGAAACCTCGACGCCTACCGCAGCCAGGAGGTCGCTCAGGCGAAGCTGTCCGCCGCCATCAAGGGCACCGCCCAGGCCATCGACCAGTCCCGCCTCGAGAAGCTCGCCCAGGATCTCCAGAAGGTGACCACTTTCGGCGATGAGGCGACCCAAGAGATGATGGCCATGTTGGTCACCTTCAATCTCACGCAGGATCAGATCGAGCAGCTCGCCCCCCGTATCCAGAACATCTCGGCGATCATGGGCACCGACATGCAGTCCGCCGCCATCGCCGTGGGCAAGGCCATCTCCACCGCCAACTGGGGAGCTCTCACCCGCTTCGGGATCATCATCGATGAGGACACCCAGAAATCCGGCGACTTCGTCAAGATCCTGCAGGCGATCGACCGGAACACCGGGCCCGCCGCCGAGGAGCTCGCCAAGGGCGCCGGCGCCGCCGAGCAGCTCGCCAACGAGTTTGGAGATCTCCGGGAGGTGGCGGGCGAGGCGCTCATCCCCGTCCTCAAGGCCGGCGTCGCCGTCCTCAAGCCGCTGGTGGCTGTGGCGAAGGCGATGGTGGACACCCCCCTCGGCAAAGCCTTCGTCATCGCCGCCACGGGGGCCGGGCTGCTGATGGTTCCCCTCGGGGCGATGCTCATGATGCTGCCCACGGCCGTACGAGCGTGGGAGATCCTCACCGGCGCTCAGCTCCGCAACGCTGCCGCTGCCAACACCGCCGCCGCCGCCAACACCCGACTCGCCGCCGCGACGACGCTGGCCGGTGGCGCCACCCTCGGGGCTGGAAGCCTTGTCGGCACGGGCGTCGCTGTGGGGGGAGGGGCGGCTGTCGGCAGAGCGGCTTCCAAGTGGGGAGTCAGAGGTGTCCTGCGTGGGGCGGCCCGCGTCGCCCCCTATGCCATCGCCGCCGACCTCGCCTATGAAGGCTCAAAATACTACTTTGCGAAGAAGGAGGCCGAAGCCGAAGCCCAGGCCGCCGACATCGAATCCGGCGCCACCGAGACCCCCGAGCAGAAGGCGCTCATCGCCGCCAACATGGCGCGCTGGCAGAAGGAGCGAGAGGCCCAGGGCATCGCCGGCATCCCCGGCGTGGAGATGCCCGAGATGATCCCCTCCCTCGCCGCCATCCCGACCGAGCAGATGATCTCCGACGAGATGCTCGCTCCGGAGCTCGCCGGAATGCTCGCCCCCGAGCTCATCCCCGCGGCGGGCCAGGTTCCCAACCTGCCCGAGGCGATCGCCGCCCCGGTGGGACCGGCTCCCAAACTGCCCGAGGCGATCGCCGCCCCCCGCTCCATCGCCGGCATCACCGGCCTGGGCGGTGGCGCCTTCGCCATCCCCGCCGCCCCCGAACCCGCCTATGCCCAGGCGCTGCGCCGCCAGAAGACGCCCGCCCAGCGAACCCTCACTGTCAATGCCGAGGGCGTCGACGTCTCCGAGTCCTACACCGATCGGGGCCGCGAAGTCCTCATCCGGGTGCTCATCCCCGAGACCGCCCCCGGCATCCTCACCGACGCCACCGACGCCTACCTCGAAGACTTCGCCTATCAGGGGGTGGGGTGATGATCGTAGGGCCAAGCGAGGGGCGATATGGCATGAGCTATGTTGGGGGCATTCAACCCGGCGACGGGACTCAGATGACTCCGACCGAGCTAGGTCTGTGCGGAGAAAGCGACGACAATCGCTTCAGTTCGAGTGGGGACGACAACTACCTAAAGCATGCGTATCACCTCTTCCGATTCGATCTGTCCGCGCTGAACGTCACGGGATTAACCTCATATCGATTTCTATGGGAGGGCCATCCCGACTACACCCCCCCGCTAGCTGGCACAATGGGTGTGACTCTGTGGCGATGGATTCCGGATAACGCACAGTGGATGTATCCGGGAAGTTTGAATGGCATGACGACAGACTTTGAGCTGTTCTTCACCCAGTTCGCCGTCGCGACCCCACCCACCTACGTGCCGCTTGCCGATATGGTCGACGGTGATGGGATGGCATGGATGCTTGTTTTTGTTAGCCCGAGCATCTTCGCTCCACATACACTTTCAACCGACCTGGTCACATTCAGCGCCGCCGGCCGCCTCTCCACCGCCCACTCCCCCACCGGCCAGCGCTTCCGCGTCTTCGATGACGGCGACGCCGGTCAGGTCTCCTTCGAGCGGCTCGACCATCCCGCCGGCGCCTGGTCCACTCCCACTCAGCCCTTCGGCGAAGGCTCCAATACCCCCGATATCGAGTGCCTCGCCGACGGCCGCCTCCGCTGCGCCCTCATCGACTCCGACGGCAACCTCCAGCAATTCTACTCATCCGACGATGGAGAAAGCTGGGCCTGATGGCCACAGGAAACCCCTGCATCGCAACCGACATCTTCGGCGAGGAGTTCACCGCCTACACGGACGGCGTGGATGTCTACATCGAATCCAACCTCGCCGGTGCTGTCCTCGCCTTCGAGCAGCCCGTCGAAGACTCCCCCATCGACCTCGACGCCGCCGATGACGGCCGGCTCATCATCACCTACCTCGACGCCGACGGCAACCGCCTCACCAAGGAATCGCAGCTCGACGGCGACTCCGGGAGCTGGAGCTGATGAGCACCCCCATCGCCAAACTCGTCATCGCCGATCCCCGCTCCGACGGCTATGTCATCAAATCCGCCTGGGGCCTCGACTGGCCCATGACCACCGCCGATCGGACGCGGCAGCTCGCCGGCCCCTACGCCAACGCCGCCTTCGAGAGCCCCGTGTGGTATCGTGATGGCGTCATCCCCCTCCCCGAGCTGGGCGCCGTGATGCTGGATTATTCCTGGGGCAACAGCGACATGGTTCTCGGCTCCTGGATCCAGAACTCCAGCTACTGGCGGGAGGTCCAACCGCCCGGCTGGGGAGGCATGACCTGGCTCAAAGGCTATGACGGCGGGGCCGATGAGTACCAGGCCCTGCTCAGCAGTTTCACCATCCCGAAAAACGCCTCCTGGGGGCTCCGCTTCCTGCGGTCCCAGCCGCCGGCCGACCAGATCGAGGTCCCCTATATCGCCCTCAACATGAACGCCCTCGGCACCGAGCGCTTCTGCATCTACCTGCCCCAGGACGGCAGCGGCTACCCGCGGCTCCTCTACTCCAGCGATTCGGGAGCCAACTGGTCCATCCTCGACGAGTTCGCCCAGGATGAAGCCGTCCGCTGGGCCGCCGGCGCCTTCGAACAGCCCGCCTGGCTCTCCTGCCTCTGGGTGCCGGATCATCTCATCATCCACCTCGGCGACACCGGCCTCCGTTGGATATACTACGAGCCCGGCCTGCAGATTCCCCAGGGCCACGTCCTCTTCGAGTCCGAGGGCGGCCAGATCGCTTTCCACTTCGATCAGCTCGCCTTCATCAGCCCCGGCGCCATCGAGCTCTATAACTACATCTCCGCCCCCGACTTCCTCAACGACGAGGCTGCCGATACGGTCGAGATCCTCTGCCAGGAGCCGGACGGGACGGAGATCGCCGCCGAAATGGTCGACGACGAGAACGGGCTCTACCCCTCCGCCACCCTCTACAGCGATGGCGATCGCACCCCGCTCCTCTATGAGATCCAGGCCACCCGCCCCGCCAAACACGCCACCCCCGTCACCGCCGTCCGCTTCGACAACACTGATGGCGATACCGGCGTCTTCGAGAGCTGCGAGTTCTACTGCGCCAAAGATCAGCACGGCTCCTGGTTCAAGGCGACGCTCCGCACAGCCGGAGAGTACGCCTTCGGCGGCAACGAGAAGGCCCAGCTCTCCGTCGCCTTCAACGCCGAAACCCCGACGTACGTCGAGCAGGTCACCGGCTACCTCGAGACCCCGAAGCTCGTGCGCGACGCCAAACAGCCCGGCGTCATAATGCTCCATCTCGCCGCCCACGATCGCTTCGTCCGCCTGAAGAACAAGTCGGCCTACCTGCTGCCCAGCTTCGCCGGGTGGAGCTTCCAGGATGCCTTCACCTGGCTCTTCCACGAGTGCGCCGGGATACCCGAGGCGCATCTCACACTCGACGCCGGGGCGTCTGAGTACATCTATGACTGCCCCCTCCAGCACCTCATCCTCCAGTTCGATCAAACGCTCAAGGTCGACGCCGTCGCCGACGCCCTCGCCAAGGCCGCCGGCCGGCGCTGGGGCGTCGATCGCCTGGGGCAGATCTTCACCGTCGCCCTCGGCACCGAGGTCTATGACGGCACCCCCGAGTTCATCCTCGACGACGACACCGTCACCGAGGACGATTTTCTCTACTTTGTGGAGATCAAGCGCGACATCTTCGCTCTCAGAAACCGCGTCCTCTGCCTCGGCAAGGACGCCAACGGCAACGACCAGATCGTCTCCTGGCGCTGGACCGAATCCATGTCCGACCCCAACGCCGACGCCTTCATCGGCGATGAGTGGTGTGAGGTGATCTTTGCCCCGGATGGTGGCAAGCCCGGCCTCACCGCCCAGTTCCGCGGCACCGAGCTGATGCAGTATCAGCGCCTGCTCAAATGGCAGACCAATGGCAAGCCCGCCCTCTTCCCCGGCCACTTCGTCGCAGTAAACGTCTCCGACATCGACGTCGCTCCGGGCACCGTCTTCAAGATCCTCGAAAAGCACGGCACCCTCAACCCCGAGAAGGGCGAATTCATAACCGAGTTCATGGGGGCGGCCCTATGAGGCACATTGCCAACGATCCCGATCAGTTCCGCTTTCGATCTGAGCGAGAGCAGGGCGCCCGCGGCCTCGGCAGCGCCCTCGCCGGCCGCGCCCCCCGCACCCTCACCTCCGGCCAGGACGCCGCCCAGTCGAGCGGGGGCAGCGGCAGCATCGGCCTCCAGTTCGGCGTCGGCCCTGGCGTCATCCCCGGCGATCCCGACACCGGCATCCCCGAGTTCGGAAACCCCGAGACCGGCCAGCGGATGGCGGTGTGGGGTCATTTCGTATGGGATAGCACTCTGGACGTGTTTGGAGCCTGAGCGATGTTATACACCGGCACACCCACAGATTGGCTCAACATCCCGGTCCCCGCCGCGGGCGATGTTTCCAGCGCGGCCGACGAGGCCCTCCGTTCGAACATCCCGGACTGGGTGCTGGAGATCATCACCAAGGCGCTGACGGACGAGAACGGCGACGGCACGCTCGGCGACGGCTTTCAGGTCTCCGATGACGGCGGCCTCAATATCGAGGTCTCCGCCGGCCAGGGGTTCATCGGGGGTCTGGTGATCGAGGCGGCCGCCCCCACCGCCAAGGCCAACCTGACCGATAACCAGCTCAACTACATCTTCCTCAAGAAAACCGCCACCACGAGCGCCGACCAAAGCTTCACCGTCGAGGCGTCCCTCTCCAGCAGCATGGCCGACGCCATCCTCATCGCCGCCGTCACCTGCGCTGCGGGCGACATCACCCTCATCACCAATACCCCCACCGGCCGAGTGCCGTACATCCGCGACAACCCCAACCCCCAGATCATCTCCGACATCCCCGGCCTGAAGGTCGTCGCCCCGAGCGGCGGCGCCTATACCTCCCCGAAGACCGCCATCGAGGCTGCGAGCGCTGGCGACGTGGTCTACATCTGCCCCGGAATCTACACTCTTACCGCCACCATCACCATCCCCGCAAACAATATCAGCATCATCGGGGCAGGCACCTACGCGACAATCCTCAACAACACCACCGCCAGCAACCAGACCATCATCGATCTGAACGGCAAGTCCGGCATCTCCATCCGCAATCTATCGATCACTGCCCACGCATCCAATGGCTACCGGGCTATTAATGAGGCAACTGCCTGTGCGGATCTGGTGATCAAAGGCATCTACATTTCCGGCGCAGGCCTGATCTATGGAGTATGTCTCAATGGGGCAGACCGGGCAACGGTCGGGAATTGCCGGGTGGTCATCGGCGGTGGGTCAGGGGGCGCCGCGATCGCCTGTGGGGGCGCGGATATCCTGATCCAGGGCAATGTCATCGCACGATCATCTGGCGCGGCCTACGGGATTTATGCCTACGGGGATAGGATGAGGATCATCGCCAATGCCATCGAAATCGCCTCGGCCTCTGCCTGGGCAGCCATCTACGTCCGTTCGGGAGTGGGAATCGCGGTCATCGGCAATGTCATCCGGGTTACTGCTCCCGCCGCCGTCTCTTATTTGAAGATACTGCCTACCATTCTCAGTTGCTCGGACATGATCGTGATGGGAAACATCGTCATCAGCACGGGGGTGACGGGGATCGGAATCGAGCTGGTCACGACGAATCCCTACAATGTGGATAACGTGCTCGTAAACGGCAACCGGCTGGTGGAGCTTGCCACCGGGATCAAGATCACCGACGCCAGGGTGCGCTATGCGATGGTGCACGACAACCAGTACCGGGGATGCACCGCCGGACTCTCTGATGCCGGCACCAGCACCAATGCGACGGATAACGCGTGAGGATGACGACATGGACATCAGAGTCGACGACAACCAGATCATCCCCGTCACCCACCGGCTCGTCTGCGATCTCAGGAAACTGCCCGAGGACTTCACCCACCGCACCGACGACCGGGGCATTCTCGGCTACTCCGACGCCGAGCGCGACGCCATCGCCGCCGCCCTGGACAAGCTCAAGCTCCCCTATATCGTCGAGGCGGTCGAGCAACCCGATCCCGCCCACCTCGCCCAGCTCCAGGGGCACGTCAGCTCCCGCACCGAAGCTCTCGCCGCCCTCGAAGCGCTCGGCAAGGGTGAGACCCCCGCCATCCCCGAGCTGCGACTGAAGCAGATTGAAGCCGACGTCGCCGACCTCAAGGCCGCCCCCAAGGAAGCCCAGCTATGAGCGACGAGATCCGAGCCCTGACCGCCGAGATCCGCGATCTGCGTGGTGAGCAGAGGGAGACACGCGACGCCGTTCTGAAGCTCGAGGCGGTACTCGGCCAGCGCTGCCCCAACAACGAGCGCCGGATCGGGGAGAACGCCGCCCGGGTCGGCGACGTCGAGAAGAAACTCCGCAACGGCACCGGCAGCTCCGGCGCGGGCACCGGCAGCCTCTCCACCAAGGCCATCATCGCCGTCTCCGGTGCTGTCACCGCCGTCTCCGCCACCGTCGCCACCATCATCACCCGCATTTGGGGAGGTCAGTGATGCCGCAGCCCCTGTCCTGGATCGAGGAGCACTTCGGGAAGTTCGACTGGCGTGACGACACTAAGAAGCGTGGAGCGATCGTCATGGATGAAGGCTGGGTCTCTCAGCACATCATCCGGATCGACTCTCCTTTCCCGATGAGTGATGCTGCCGGCCACTCCATCACGCGCATCCCCTGCCACAAGCTCGTTGCTGACCAGCTCGAGGCTGTCCTGGTGGAGCTGCGAGACAACGCCCTCACCCATCTCATCAACACCTTCGATGGGTGTTGGACGGCCCGACACATGTCTTGGAATCCCGGCCGGGCGCTTTCTCACCACTCCTGGGGCATCGCCGTCGACGTCAACACCCGCCGCTTCCCCTACGGCTCCAAAGACAAGCAGGACTCCCGCCTGATCGGAGCCTTCCGCCGCCACGGATTGGAGTGGGGCGGCAACTGGAGCGCCCCCGATCCCATGCACTTCGAGGTCGTCGCCCTGCCGCTGCCCGGCGATATGGACGGCATGAAGATCGTCGTCAACGACAAGCTCGTCAGTAGCTGCGGCCGGCTTGTGGATGGCGTCGCTGAGGGCCCCCTGGGCCCCGTCGCCCTCGCCCTCGGCGCCGCCGTCACAATCCACGCCGAACAGCGCAAGATCTATGTCTACGGGGCGCAGAAAGGACGGTCAGAATGAGACGCATCACCACAATCGTCGCTCTACTTGCACTCTGCCTCGTCCCCGCACGGCTGGCCCAGGCCAACGACCTGGTCGACCTGAAGGACAGCCTCGTCGGCTTCCTCGAGGACACGCTCTGCGATCCCCAGGGCATCAGCACCGAGTTCATCGCCGGCGACGAAGCCGGCGCCCTGGCGCTCACCCTCTCCGCCGGCGATCGCCAGATCAAGGCGAAGCTCATCGGCATCCAGAGCATGTATGTGGCCCACAACCTCGGCTTCACCATGCGCGTCTTTGACGCCGACACCCCCGTCTTCCAGCCCGTCATCGGCCTTAGCGCCAGGGTCACCAACATCAAGGGCACGGAGCTGCGGATCGGGGTGAGGGCCGTGTCGGCCGACATCAGCCAGAGGAAGCTCCAGACCCCCGACTGGTGGCCGGGCTTCCTGCCGAGCATCGAGATCCCCTATGCCTGGGTTGCCGAGCTGAGGAGGCCGCTGTGACCGGATATCGCCTCGACGTTGGAGTACGTAAAGCTCTCTGGGCGATCCTCTACCTCGCCCTGGCCGCGGCAATCGATGCGATCATCCAAGGTGCAGCGGACATCCCAGCACTGCGCGAGTGGATCGCCTACCCGGTCATCATCGCCCTATTGACGATGCTCGGGAACTGGCTCAAGTATCGTCGATCGCCGTAAGCTGGCGGTCCCGGATTGAGATCTCCCGCCGGCGTGGTGAGGGGGGCGGACCGCCGCCACCCGTCCCCCTCATCCGATCTTTGAGAATGACATAGAGGAAGCGCCGGGGGCGCTAGAACGCCCCCGGCAGAAGCAAACCCCTGATCTGAGCAGGGGTCTGCGGATACATCGTTCCACAGACTCCACGAGATCAGAGGAGAGAATGTCACAGCCCACTCGCAACCCCATCCCCTACGTTGGGGGCAAGGCCGCCCTCGCCCCCAAGCTCATCGCCATGATGCCGCCCCACCACACCTATGTTGAGGTGTTCGGTGGCGTCGCCCACGTGCTCTTCCGCAAGGATCCGTCGCCGGTCGAGGTGTACAACGATGCCGACGACCGGCTCGCCAACCTCTTTCACATCCTGCGCGACCACTTCG